GAGAGGTCGCGACCAGAGCGAACGTCCCTGGGCCCGTAGCTGTCGGTTTGCTAAACAGAATAGGCGAGAGAATCTGCGCCTGAGCGGCAACACAAAACGCGAGAATGACAATCAGCTTTTTCATTAGTTGGCCGTCCATGTTCCGACGTAATTTGTCGTCAGATAGTGTGTCGAGTCGCGGCCCACAATGCACACCATGTTGCCCGCCGCCGCGGTTGCCGCAAGCGTTCCCGTTCCAGCCGTGCCGTAGGCGGTTCGGGTGGTGTTCTCATACCTCGCCGACGAACCAAGCGCCGATAGGGTGATCGCCGTGCTTACGTTGTCATCGTTCATGATGCAGAACTGATAGCCCGCTGCTGGGACCGGAATCGATACCGTGCAGGTGCCAGTACAGATAGCGAAGCCGCTGGGAGCAGCGAGGGTAATTGAAGTGCCGGGAGTCGGGACCGCAACCGCAGGGATTACCGTCGCGGTCAAATCAGCAGCGGCAATAGAGGCGCATGTTGGTACAGCGGAAGAACTGATTGACCGCGCAAATTGATTGGTGCAGGCTCCTCCCGGCGTGATGCCGTTGACCTTCACTACAGACGTAGCCAAAGATCCCGCCGAATTGGTCATGTCTCCAGTGTGAGCAGGCTCCGCAGATGCAGGCAGAGTGCCAGTGGTCAGGTCCGAAGCGCTCACCACCACGGGCGCGGAGAGAGCGTGACCGTTCACGGTCTGCGTGGTCGGAACCATCGCGTTCAACTGAGTCTGCACGCTGGACGTTGGGTCGAGGTAGCCAAACACTGTAGGTGTCACGCCGTCAACAGTCTTATTGGTCAGCGTCTGTGTTGCCGAATCCAAGACCACATTGCCCGTAGCATCCGGGTATGTGTATGTACGATTCGCACCTAAGTAAGGGATATGGAAGGTCGCAGAGTAAGAAGGGTTCAAACTCGAAACAAAGGCTACGTCCTGTGAAAAAGTATGCAGTCCAGTTGAGTAGTTGTAGTTAAATGTTAAATCTGGCGCCATGGTAGTGGCACTCGTGGCGTAGTACATCGGATAACTCGCACTATAAGTGCCAGTCAACGTCACACCGCCGCCGCTCGGAAGGTTAGTAAGTAGCGATCCATCTACCGCAGGAAGTTTTGCTCCACTCGTCATCTGCACAAGTTGAGAAGCGCCGTTGAAGGTGTTGCCCTGCGTGGTCGGGTTGGTAAGTGCTGCCTGCTTGCCGTTGAACGTATTCCAATCCGTGTGCGATAGGTAGCCATCTGCCGAAGTCGTCGCCTGGGGAATGGAAATTTGCGGAGTTGTGCCGCCCGTCGATGCCACCGGAGCCGTCGCAGTAACGCTAGTCACCGTGCCACCACTGCCTATCGTGTGCCACGCTCCATCGGCTCCGCAGTATTGCGTAGATGTTCCGCCGGGAGGACAGGTCACAATCTGAGAGTTTGCGCTGCTCTGCGAAGTCATCGGCGTGCCGCCCACCAATGTAAATGAACCAGTGACGGAGATTTGGTTAAATGTGTTGGTCCCGCCCGCAGTGATACCGTTGGGTGCGTTGATTGGATTGCTGACGGTGGATCCGAAGTAGATTGGTGCTAACACATACTGATCCGCACTTATGAACCCACCAGTTGACACAATAGGTCCGCTCACGGTGGCTGTGATTGCAGTCACCGTCGTCGCATTTACTGTGCTCGGGGTGGTCCCGCCGATGGGGCCGGGAGAGGCAGGGTCAAAAACTTGGCTACTTATCCCATCTACTGCTACCACTCTCTGCAATGCCGAAGTATATCCCAGGGCACTAATGGAAACAACATAATTCCCTACTGGAACGAAGAAGCTATAATTTCCATTGGCATCTGCGGTAACAGAGGTGATAGGCGGAGTTGTCGGGGTAAGTGCCATGTCTAAATAAAGTGTAACAGGGGTGATGCAAACAGGTACCACTCCTCCTGCATCCATGCAGACCTGAACAGTCGCCCCAGGTAGAACCTTTGCATAATTATTCGTTCCATTCCCAAGGGCGATATTCGAGATCACCCCGCCAGTAGAACCCCTTACCTGTGATGTCTGCATCAACAGGAGAATTGTTCCCAATGTAAACAATAAAATCTTTTTCATCTCGCTCCTTCTTCCAACATAACAGTCTCAGGCCTAGTGAATAAATAGGGACAACTTAGCATTCGCCGCTGTCGACTTCAGTGTGATTTGGGAATCAGTTGCAGGTTGGGTGCCAATGTAAACATCCGCCGGGGCACTCTTCTGCTTTATATCAGTCCCAACTGGAACCGTTCCCAAGTTATGATCAATCACAAAGTCGGTATCCGGCTCCGATGGAGTAGTTACGGTAACCCAAGTTCCTTTTATGTTTCCCACTGATCCCGGATTCTCCGCAGTGGCAGAGAATGGAGTCGCCCCCTTAGGCTGACCAAACTCAATTCCATTATTAACCACTGTCTCAAGATCAGCAAATCTCTTACGTGTGTGAATATCAATCTGCTTCCCTTGGTTCCCAAGGGCAAGATTAGCCTTAAATTGCATTCTTAACCTCCCCGCTCTGCGAGTAGATCGGAGCGTAGCTGCTCATTTCAAACGGAACCCCTGCCTCTCCGCTGATTTTCATAGTAGCATAAATCGACGGCAGGTTTACCGGAAGCACAATTTTCTGTGTCGTCCCAGCACCCTTCCCAGGAAGGATAATTCCATCAGGTGAGGTAGGGGCATTCAACGAAATCTGACCCTCCTCATTAGTAAATAAAACTTGAACCACCGCAGGGCCGTTGTCCTTATAAGTAAGCCTGAGCTTCTTGGTAGAATTCTCATGCCTCGGATCGCCGTAGTCCATCTGTCCTGTTGTAATAGACCAGGGCTCCTCACTCCATCCAGTGAAGTCAAATAGAAGGGAGGTTCCATCGTAGCAGCCAATCATGATCGATGGAAATGGATTCCCATTTGTTAGGGTGGCTGGGGACCAATTCTGCTGTGCAATCGTCCCGATCAAGTCCTCAATTCGGATAATCGAGTTGGTTAGAAAATTCCCAATCACATTGGGAGTTTCCATGGTGCTCCACTTCGTCCAGGTCATATCGTCGATATGATAAATCCAGATCGAGACGTTTGGAATCACGAGCCAATAGGCATTGTATGGATTTCCATTCACCGTCGTCGAGACGAAACCAAAAATTGTTCCAACATCTCCTACCGAAATATCGCCAAAGATTAGGGACCGGGCACCCAGTCTGGTCCTTCCCTGCAAGGGCGCATCTCCGATGGACTGGCTTGTGGTCCCATCGAATGAATACACATTATCTTGCCCAACATAATACCCGGTGCTCTCCCCATTCGCTGCAAGACTTCTAGGAATTACCAACCCCTTCGATCTAGCAGAGAGGGCATTGAATGAAAATGGGGCTGCGGCATTTCCAGTCAAAGTAAGCTGATTTACCCCAAATTGTTGCCAGATATATCCATACTGGAACAGCTTGATACATCCGGTGATCGGCCCCAGATCATTGTAAAGATCAGTCTGCCCGGAATCAAATGAGGTCCAGTCTCTTCCATCGCCAGCCCCGCTCCATTGCACCCTCTGATAGGCATGTGATCCTTGGGTAATTAGATTACAAGCAACTAAATGATTCCCCATCTCAAATAGATATGCCGCCGCAGGCGCGTTCAAAAGGGGATTTGCCTGATTCTCATAAGCATAAACTGGCCCTACCAGAAGTCCATCCCATACCCAGATGGAGTCAATTCCTTGGGAGAAATAGAGTTTCTCCCCAACCACCGCATAACTCATATAGCTAGAATCAGTTCCATGCTGAGGACCAAACAAACGAACCCACCCCCCATTAGTATAATAGTACATCTGAGTAGGTGTGTTAGCAACTTGCCAATAATCCCCAAATGTGTCGTAGAATCCATAGACTCCTATCCAAGGCTCATAGATTCCGGTGCTCTGCCCATAAATTGGGGCAGGATTCGTTCCCAGACTCTCAATACTTCCGATAAGATCACCAATCGTTCCCTGCAACATACCAATAGTAACTAAATAAGGAGAGGGGGGAATCCCGATGGAATTGGGAGGAGTTCCACCCAAGTTAGCGATCGAGCCAGTAAGGTTTCCAATAGTACCAACCAACTCCCCAATCGTAACTAAGATTGGAACTCCGCCTCCATCTCCCGGAACAAAAGAGACAAACTCAGGTCGGACCCTGGCTCTGCCAAGCCGGAACATCATATTCGATGCGTCGGCAAAGCCAATCTGCCCAATCATCTCAGGTGGGAGCTCACTCTGAATTCCACCGAATGGCCCCGGAACTGGATACTCAGGCAGCTCGCCGTTCTTCATTCCCTGCTGATCCATAGTACACACCTTAACTAAAAACAAGAATCTAGCTAGTTAGTAACCCCGAAGGCAATCCAACATATTCCAGTTGCTCCACTTCCAACAGCAACTACCGCCTGAGTAGGACCAACCGATTTAATTGTAGATGAACCGGAGCCACTAGTGCTATAATTGGCAGCCACAAATCCGGGGGTGCTTAAATATGCAGGAGTAAACGGAACTGTGATGTCGCTTGGACCAGAAGTCAGGCCTCCCTGAATCGTAAGATAGGTCACGACCGCCCCACCAGGGCTGGCAACGAATGTTAGGGGAATCTTGGCAACTACAATTGAGCCCGTATTAGTAACAATCGGGGCTGTGTTTGCTAAAACCCAGGCAGTGTTTGGTATCTGGTTCGAGTTAGCATACGCCGGAGGAGTAACAACAGTAGGAATGTCCGTCCCAGGACCAGCTGTAATCTGGGGTGACTGGATCCCCACCAAGGCCGGAAGTGTTAATGGTCCGGGACTCGTCGCAGGAATTCCTGCAATCGCCGCCACGATAGCAGCCTGCAGGGTGGTGTTAGGCTCCGATAGATTCGCTAAAATCAGCGGGGTGATCTCAGAGAAGGTCCCCCCAATATTATAAACCTTCCCAGTAGAGGAATCGATAAAAGGCGCCCCATAGAAGTTAGTCTCGAAGCCAAGAGCCTCCGCCGCTGCCACTGTCGTCCCCGAGAGATTGGCAACCCTCTGCGCAATATCATTCTTGAAATTCCTAATATCAAGCCCAAGCTGATTTGCTGCTTGAGTATCCGGTGGAAATGTGATGTCGTAAATTTCACTAAAGGCCATTAGAGTAAGCTCTCCTCTTGTTCTTCAATCCTGCCTCCAACGTCGGTACGATACTTCATCCCGCTTAGGTACAAATTGTCCTTGATGTATTCAATGAGATTCTTACGAACCTGTTTTATCGAGCTACCATCCTGGCCGGTCACGGTGAGGAGGTAGCCATTCTTTGTCACTACCTTATAACAGGACTCGCCAGAACCTTCAGGTCCATTATCAACACTGTGCTCGAAATTGTAGAGGTGAATATGCTCCCGCTGATCTTCGGAGAATCCCTCGGTAGAGGGTTGTCCATCCTTCGGATTCAGAATCCACAATCGCTCCCCCAACGAAGTTGCCTTCTCCTCAACGTCCATCTCGCAAGGGAATGGCTTTGCCACTACACACATTACCATTCCAATTCCCTCATGCAACTGGAGTCCTTCCGGTAGCGAAGTTCCCCTAGCACAAGCCTCAATCACCTCTGCCGGATCGCTCACCATCCCCTCGATCATTTCATACGAAGTGGCTGGAATTCCAAACCTCATCGTCGGCTCAAGCGCCACTATTCCCTTGGGGTCGTCCATATCCACAATACAGTTAATATCAAAAACCCCATGAAAACCAATATCGCGGAGCTTTTCCACGATTCCAGGTCTCCCGATAATAGAATTGAAAAGGCGATGGCTATCATTAGTGCCAATAAAGGTAGTCCCCATCTCACCGCAGGTCTCTCCGGTTCCACCATTCGCCTCCTTCTTCTCTTCAAAGTTTAGGTAGCCTGCTATTCTTCCATCTCCATCGCGAAGAAAATCACTGCCGTTAAAAAAAGCAGAAGCAGCAACTTCAAGCCCCTCGACCACCTCCATAAGATCGAAGTCAATCGGCCCGTACTCTTGAACATTCCAGCTTTTCTCCAGTTCATCCAAATGGAAGAGCATATCAATCCCACCGTCAAACTTTCCAAGATGGTTGATTGACTTCGGGGCATCCCCATTTTGCTTCATTATGTATCTCTTGCCATCGGAGGAATGCTTCTCGATGAACTTACGGGCAGACTGAAGGGAGGTAAAGTTCTTTGAGAACGGCTGTTTGAATCCAAGCTCTTTGAACCATTCCTGGTTTAGCTGCCTGTTATTCTCAAGCTCGTCCCCATCTTCGCACCCACCAAACACCAACTCTCCCCGCGAGCGAAGCCAATCCTGCAAGCGGCCGAAGGTGCAGGAGTCGAAGACCCACACGAGGCCCTTTCCAAGGAAATCAAACCACTCCTCAGTATGGGTAACGATCCCCTTCCCAATCGACCGACTCGCCTTATCTTGGATGTACATGACCACATAGTGCTGACGCACGTTTGCCAGATAAGAGGCCAGATCGAGGGCCTCACCGAATTCGCTGTAGAAAATGAAGTCCATTTCTCTATCCCTGACTCAAAACTTGAGAAACAAGATCAGTTGGTTGGCAGCCGACATTATGACAAACGAACTCAATGTAGTTTGTGGTGTTATTCTCCGACGGAGGGGCGTAGCGATTTATCGCCTGTTCCACCGTGAGATTAGAATAATGGGGTCCGGCAAGCAGATCGTGAAGTGCCTGAAATCCAATCGAGATTGAGGGAAAGTGGGCAAAGCGGGGATGAGGAGTACACTCCTCCAACTTTGCCCTATACTTCTCCACCATCCAAGACTCAAAGTCTAGGTTGCCTGGATTATTATTCCTCTGCGGCCGATTGGGTTCCCCATCTGCCCCAAGGGGGGCATAGAATCCTTCGATATGCGCGATTGCTTCGATTAGTTTCATTAGGCTCACTTAATATAAACCAAAACCTTCCCGGTCGAGCCAGTGGTTAGCTGGGAGAGATAGAGCCCGTTGAGGATCCAATTGACCTTCCCACTCCGAACCTCCTCATTATCAGAGGCTCCATGCGCCTGCCAGATAACCTTCCCCACGCCATTCGAGACTGTGCAGGTATCCGTGACGTTGGTATATCCAACAAACTCGAAATGCTCCACCTGGACATTATTCCTGCCCAATACGGGGGTAGTGGTTACTGTGTCAAGAATCCAAGGATTTGTAGATGGATCGTTTGCCATTGCTTCGCTCCTATAACTCAGTTACCGCCTTGTCATACTCTGCCCAATCAACTCCCAATCTCATCGCCAGGACCGATTCAAGATCAGTTGCCACCAAATGCGCCTTGTGATAAGGTGCGAGAGGGGAGTCTCCTGGCTCACTAAAATCTCCCTCCCCTCTGGACGCCTCATAGTCAATATCGAATCTATCAATCTCCTCGATTGAGATGCCTTGATGGGTGATCTGAAGATACTCAGCAAGCTCATGAAAAGCCACAAGTGCTTCATACCGCCAGTCTCCCATCTCACTCACCCTGATCTGGAGCTTTCCACTTTTAGGGTCAATCCAGTAATCACCAACAGTCGGATACCGCTGCTGATCATGAGGAATCGTTTTGATTTCGATATTGAGCATTTTCCATCTCCCATGTCAGGCAGGTTAGGTTCCTGAAAGAGTCCCACCTGTATTCCCAAGGACATACCAAATTCCATTGTATGCCTCAAGGATAATGTAGTTTCCGATCGCAGCGGTAAACGTGATCACATTCTTCGACCCGTTGACATAGCCATGTCCCGCAGTTCCGACCGTAATCACGGCAGCCTGAGCAGTAGTCAGAAGGATCGTAAGAACCTTCCCATCATCTCCACCCTGCATGGTCTGCCCACCAAGACCAGTCGGAAATTGGGTTGCCTGGGCAGTAGTTGGAACTGGAGAGCCGGCAATCGGGGGAGCCAGAGTGTAGGCTCCTGATGCGGTGTTGGCAAGAACCTGAAGTCCGCCAGGAGCCGCGGAGGGGAGTGAGGCATCAGAAGAAGTAATCGCTCCAATTGCTGCTGTGATCAGGGCTAAGACCTGATCCATAAATACCGACCTAACCCCTCTAAACGATGAAACTGCCATCTCAATTCTCCTGCGCCCTCGGCGCCATCATCTCCTCCAAAGGAGGGTTAAAATCGTGTCACTAGCCCTGATCGGGCACCTACCTACTTGGCGGCGGTAAGACTAGGTACCCAGAATCAGGTCCGACGGGTGAGCCTGATTGCCAAAACCCAGACCCCACCGCAATTGATGGGGCTTATGACACGATTATGGAATAGGTGGTTCCGGTTCATTCGTGCTCCCTCGGAGTTTTTCTGCTACCTGCGCCTCTTCTGGGCTATCAGTAAGGGCGTCTTGGATCTGGGTGGTGCGTGCCCATGCCTGTGGATTATCCCAGCACTTAGGGCAGAGTAAGAGTCCATTCTGCCAGGTAAGCTGGGAAATCCTAGTCTCGCAGTCGCACCTCTGACAGCGATGCCAGGGGTCACCCATGATAGCGGAATGTCTGCGATAACCCCTTGACACTTTGATCCCCTTACTTTACGACGGTCTGAGCAGTCTGAGCGACCTGAGTAGACTGAGCAGTCTGAACCGTAACGCCATCCTTTGCCTTAGTCTTGTCTGTAGATGAGGCCGAGGCCACAGTCTCTGCCGGACTCGCAATCTGCGGAGCCACGTTACCAAACTGACTCTGATGGCTCGCGCCGATAGCCACCGCACTCGCCTTAGTTTCCTGGTAGGACTGCCAGTGGCACTTAGTGCAGGTGAACTTCCATCTATACGCAGGCAGATTCATTGGAAACTCTTCTACCGTTCCAACGTGCTCTGATACTTGATCTATTGCCATCTCATTGCTCGATTCCACCTCCCCCAGAAAGGGAAGGTATTGTTCACAGCGGAAACAATTAAAAGAATAAATCCAAAGGATTAGGAGAGGGAGGGTTTCCCCTCCCCCACTACCCTAATCTCTACGGTCCGTTACTCCCCCAGGTTCCGATCCAATGGAATGCCCCGACTCCATACCGTTCCATCGTTACCTGCTTGATGGACATGGTATCGAAGTCATCCGAGAACATCTCGTCAATCGGCTCACGAGTGATATGCTTGAGGGAATGCTCGCTCTTGTCAGCCAGCAAATACCAAGCCGACAGGCTGGGAGAATAAGAATAGGAGAAGTAATCCAGGTTCTCATTCAGCAGGCTGTTGACTTCGTTATCCGCCGTGTAGGGCTTATGCGGAGAGCCGAGAATTTCCCTGGCAATCCAGATAAGTTCCGGCGGAATCAGCAGAGTCCGAGGGCGGACCTTGATCGGCATTCCAACTCCATCCGGCATCCTGCGAAAGTTATTCAGGGCAAGCTGGAGTGCGGTGAAGGAAAGATCAACGTCGGTGGCAGGTCGATTCGGCCACGTACCGGGGGAGGTGTAGTACGAAGATGCCCCAGGAGCAATGGCAGTAGCCTCGGAGCCTCCGGGTAGGTTATGTGCCGTGTTGAACAGGTTGTTCCCATCCACCGTCACATAGCTATTCAGAATGTTCGTGCTCGACGTGAATCCTAGGTTGATAACTCCCCAGGTATTGACCTCACGAGCAAACTGGGCACTACGCGCCAGCGCGGATGGAATCTTCTTTACCAACCCATACATATCATCTTTGTAGAGTTCGTAAGAAGAGCGCACGCCGAGTGCGTAGGTAAACATCTGGAACCGTTTCGTTCCGCCCTGCGCTGCGTCACGATATGTCGTCGGCTCGCCTTCGGGTTTCTGCACCAGCGGACCCACACCAACAAACTCGGCCTCATCCTCAAACGCCCGATCAGATGATTCCTTGTTAAAGATGTGAGGCCATTCCTCATCCTTCTGGTGCAACTTCTCCCATTGCACAAAGAGACCATGCAATCCGGGAGCTTGTAGCTGCGAAAATTGACCACGTACCTGCATTGCTCCTCCTTATGCCTGCTGCTGAGCGCCAGTTGTGAACTGATAGTAAACGCCGCGCGGGTCCCAATCATCAAGACCGACGATGGTTACTACAGTGTTAGTACCGACAGTAGTTTTGGATGTGTCAACATACCAGTGATTGTCGGTATCCTTGGTAAGTCCATACTGAACACCAACCATCGCCTGCGCAGCCGTGGCTACTCCGACCTGGCCGAAGAAGTAGGTATCATTCTCTGATTGATAAATATTCAGCTTCCCGTCGTCAAACGGTGGAACCTGAATCACCACCGCATTCGGCTCGTTTGCAACTGCGGGAGGGGTGTTAATAATCTGAGCAGCCCCGGCAGCCGATCTATTCCTTGCCGCCTCCATCGAGATTCCGACAATTCCAAAAGCAACTGTCGCTCCATCCCACTCTTGCAGATAGCCTGCAACCAACTGAACAGGTACGCCCTGTAGGAAGGTCTTGGAAGCTGCCTCAGCCAATCGACGAACGGTAGGCTGATTTCCAGAACCACTACGAGAGCCATACATGACAGCTGATACACCAGTAACACTGGCCATCACATACCTCCTAGGGGCGATGCCCCTTCATTTGGATCAGCACTTACGAAGTTTTCAAGCTCTGTCTGGGTAGGGACATAAGTTTGAATCTTTCCTCCTGCCGACCTTCCAACTTGCTTCTGGACCTCTCCAGCCGCATTTCTTCCCGACGCCGCTAACATCTGCTTTGCCGCCTGCTGATCTTTCCACAGCAGAGCTCCCTCGTAGGTTCTACGAGGAATTTTCATCAAGATGAGATCACCATTGATAAACTTAATCCCGTTGTCAACGGCATAGGCCATTGGGGGATTCTTGATGTCCTGCTTGCGGGCGATCTCGAACCCCTGGCTCTTGGCCTCTTCATACCGGATCGAGTTCTGAGAGCCATCCTGCTTATAGAGGGTATGCATAACCCACCGGAATGAAACCCCGGGATTTACCGGCTGTAGATTGGTAAAATCCGGCGCATTCAGCGGAGCGGCTATAATTGTATCAAGGGAGGCCTCGACAGCGGCTTGGGCCACCGATCTAACCTCCTGCGGAAGCTGCACAGGCCGCGGAGCCGAAGCTGATGTAATTGCCGGACCTCTCTGAGTATCAGTCATGGTAAACCTGCATAGTCTTTCTCTGGGCAAGGAAATCAGCCTCAGGAATTCCATACTTCTTGGCAGTTTTCAGCTCCTCATCGGTGAGTCGATCATCAGGTAGGATGGTACGACCTGGACCGCCAAGAGGAGAACCAGAGGAAACCTCCGCAAAGAACTCGCTCCGATCCTGAGCCGCCTTTGTAATATCATCCAGATGCTCGCCCTTAACCATATTCCACGCCTGTTTCCAGGCAGCAGGATTAGCGCGAGTCGCGGCATCAACCTCGTTCATCCTAGTTTGAACCTCAGCGCCATACTTAGAAAACATCGCCTGCTCAATCCCATGAAGTGAACTCTCAAATTGCCCCTTTGCCGCTGTCGCTCCCATCGTGTAAACAGCGGCTACAATCGGTGCACTGCGCTGTTGGAATGCCAGGTCCTCATCCTCCAGAAAAGAGACAATCCGATTCTTATCCTCCGGCTTTTCAACCGGACGATTATTCGGGTTCGCCTCAAGCGAGGCCAGCCGATCCACGATCTTCTGATTCTCAGTTTTCTGAGCCACAAGATCAGCCTTGAGCTGTTGAGACTCTCGCACCGCCGCTGCGATCTGCTCCGGGGTTAGGTCCTTCAACTCCGGCGGTCCTTCATCCTTTGGATCTTTACTCCCCCACCATGCCATAAATCCATCCAATCTCGCCGCTAGGCGCCCGTCTTTTATTTTCCAACCCTCTTCGAGTTCGAGTTCGAGGGTGGTTGTTTCTGAACCACAATCCGATCTAGGACGGACGGCAGTTCGAGAATCTTATCAATCCTGCGGAGTTCACCAGCCAACCCGCAAAGCAAATTTGGATCAGTGGTCTGACTGATTCTATCAATCAGGGAATCACGATCAGCCCGAAGGTAATCAAAGAACTTCTTAGTTATGAAATTCTTTGCCCACGAAGCTGCAGCCTCTGGCTGCTCGATCAGTGTGTCGAGGTTGGTCATTATCTACCTCCACCTTGCTGTCCGCCCTGACCAGCCGCCAAGAGCTGCTGCAAGGCAGGAGGCAAGCCGTCCAGACCCTGCGCCTGGGACTGCTGAGGCTGCCCCCCACCTTGCTGTTGATCACCAGGAGCAGCAGGCGATCCCGCTTGCGGGGGCTGCTGAGACGGCAACTCAACATCTGTTACAAATCTTTCAGTCTCATCGTAGCCGAAGTGCTTGAACACCAGCTTCATTAGGGTGTTGGAGTTCTCAATCGCACCGTAGAGGTATTTTTTCTGCTCTGTCGGGGCAAATTGATTTCCAGCTGCCTGTAACATCTGTCCAATCATCTGGTGATGCTTCTGCATTACCCCAGTCAACATCAAGTCTGACTGCTTCTCAACCTCCCGATTAACAGAGGCAGTTGCCGCGGCGATTGGGAGGCAGAGGGTATTCCCACGAATCGCCTCGAATGCCTTATCTATATTCTCTTTATCCCCACCAAACTGACTCGATCTTCCACCAGTGCCAAACTCCGCATACAACTTCGACAGGAGCCTCCCAAGTTTGGTATGAGCGTACCTAATGTCGGTGACGTTGAGATCAGTCCTAGTATTCCCCTCCTGCAACAGGGAGAGGGTTCCCATCGAAGAATAAACTCCCCGTTTAGACATCGTGCCAGAGCCCATACCCTGCATGGGTGCGCTAACGCCGCTTCGCTTTTCTGCAAGCTCAAGGGTGAGCCGCTCTGCGTCGATGGTCATTGGAGAGGGCTGCCCTGCCTGCAAAGCCTCTAGCTCATCCTTCTGGGCAGGGATCATTGCCGATGGGAAGAGTCGATAGCCCTTGTTCAAAAGGGAATCGTTCCCTACCCTCCATACCACAGTATTCGAAACGGTCATGTTGTCGCCGCGACCGTTATGAATCTGAGAAAGCTCCTCTTGGAAGGTGGCTAAGGTTTCGCAGAACCCGTATCCGTAGAAGTAATCATCCCGATAGAACAGGCGATTTGCTATAAAGATTTCTTCGGGGTAGTAGTTGTAGTAGGCCCGGAGAATCTTGTTATTGAGCAGATTGTACCAAACAATGCACTTTGCAAACCTGCCCCGCTGAATTCTGTATTTAAAATGGCACTCATATACGTGGTATTCTTCATACAAGCCATCGTTAGACGGACTGACGCCGGCATCGCTGAGCTGAGTAGTAGTGACTTGATCAGGAGCAGTGGAATCAGGATGCCCGATTATCGAACGCACCGCCTCCTTATCATAAGTCCCCCTCCACCCGAGTTCCTCAAGAGCCTGTCTGGAGGTGTAGCGAATTCGGTGGGCCTTAAAATCAGCCATCTCGATTGTCTTAAAGGTCGGGTCCATGAAGAAGTCATTGAAGGGGAGCTTCTCCGGCCTCGGACCTTCATACGAGATCGTGGGATAAAAACCACCAAGCGATCCGTCGCTTGCGGCGTAAGGAATATCTTCCTTTACCACCACGTGCGGACACTTCAAGATCGAAGTTCCGAGCTTGATTCCTTCACCCAACCACTCGTGGTAAACTCGGTAAAGGTCAAGCTCGGAAGGTTCCATGCCTACATAATTCATGAACTCTTCATAGGCAAGTTTATAATCCATCGCCTCCTTGGGATGCTTCCCGATCAGGCGGGATGCCCACAACGGCGATGTCTTAAAAATCGCCGCCATAACCCTCGCCAGGAGTGTGTCAGCATGAATGGCAATAATCGGAACTACAAGATTGGATGCTCCATGCCAGGGGAACTCGCGGATAGTCTCAGCGGGGACTGCCTCATAGGCGCGGCGCCACAGCGGCAGTCGAGTCTCATGAAGCTCCGCTAGAGAGAACTTCAAAGACCGTAGCTTCTTCCCTAAAAAGCGGCAGAGCCTCTCCTGTCCATCCCCTGACATCCCGAGTTTGATTGGCTGGATCATCTTACCACTGCGCCTTTACCCGAAGCCCTTCAAGCTGATCGAAGGTTACATCAGTTCCTTGGACCTTTTCAAGGGCCACCACAGCAGACTCTAAATCCGCGATGAGGGTCGCGGCAAGTCCATTGATCTTAGCCGCGGCGAGTACCTGCTGTGCAAGGGCGAGAGCAAGTTCGATTGCTGAGATCATTTAATCACCCCTTTTATTTCCGTGATGATGAGGGAGGCATTTGAGATTGCCGAATTGAGTCCTGCGGTAGCAGATGCAACCGGAACGCACTTTGCCCCAGAGGCGGGGGGATTGGCCACTGTCCACCCACAGTAGGTCTCGGTGGCGGTGATTAAGACATTCTGAGCGGCGATGCCCCTGCTAATCAGAGCGCAGTTGGGACCAGTCGAGTCTTTGATACAGTCCTGATTCTGCGTCTGGGCCGAAATCAAAACACCACTCAATGCAGCGGCAGTATCGCGAGCGTCCCGCTCTATCTGCGAGCAGCCCGCAAGCACTAATACCAGACAGGCCGATATAATCGGGAGGGCAAATCTACTTCGTGACTTTCGCATCAACGATCTCCTTTGTTGTGGGGGCTCCTGGCAGAGCCAGGATGCTCTCTGCGGTTGCAATCGTCCCTGCCGGGCTGGATGAGTGGGTGTATTTAAGAATCAACCCACAGAGCAGCAAGGTATCAGCCGGGATAGTAGGGTGATTCTTAAACAACTCAATACATAAGTCCCTAACCCCATACAGGTTAGACGAGTAGGCCGTGGCAAAAACAATCAAAAAAGCAGCGACAGTGTGGGAGGTGATATTCTTTGACTTGAACCACGCTATCATGTAAGTAACAAATCCCCTCATATCATCTCCCACCTTTCTACGCCGTCTGTGCAACAGTAAAGCTGGTGATGTCCGACGGAGGAGCGGCTACGATGGTGAAGGCAGCCGATCCGGTAGCAGCCGTCCCGTCAGCATTCGTATAGCTGATCGACAGGGTTACTGAGGTTCCAACAACCGCAGTCGCAGGAATCGCCACCGTCGCCACAAGCCCCGTAGGGTCAATGACAATCGGAGCATTCAACGGATCGCTCGTGGTCCAGGTGGGAGGATTCCCAGTCGCTGGCAAAGTTCCCGCCGGAACTGGAGTCGCAGTAAATACTGGGCTATTGCCCGGAGACAGTGGTAACATTGTAGTACCCCCTTGTTGCTTGATGATGAAGCTGGTTATTGTAGGTTGTGTCAACTCGACAAGCAGCATGTTTTGAATTGCCAGGACTGCTTCCGATAATCTGGCAAGAGACCTCTCAATCAAATCAAGGTGTCTTTCTACATACCGCCCAAATTCTTTTTCTTCCTTATTCTCACCAAACAGTCTCATTAGTATCCTCTTCCTGAAAACATAGAACGAAGTTGAGCAGAACGGTGAGAGCCAGGACCACCCTGTGAAATCAGGTTGGAATAAGGCTGAGCTATTTGTTTCTGTTGTAACTGATTCATCCTTAAAAACTTGGCGTCGGCAACCTTGTTCGTAGGATTTCGAAGAATCTGCGGGATATAGGCAGTCGCGTCGATCTGGTCGCAATACTTCCCCCTGGGGAAGGTGACTATCTCATTGAGATAATCCTGCTGTTTCCGCCTCATGAAGAATCGCCCAAACTCGATAATCGGTCCTAGGGTGTTCCGAATGCGCCATTCCTTCTTCGTGGTGATCTCGCCGTCCGGCCCCTCAACTTCCCCTTTCAACGGGATGATTCTGAGCTTATTCGGTTTGACGGTATTGAGGTACGTAAAATGAGGGAGTGCCAGCGATTGCCCTGCACAAGTTTCAAACCCTACTCCAGTAACATGCCACCTGGCTGCAATCTCATAGATTTTGTTGAAGAAGGTCTCGTGGCTGGAAGCCTCTGCCCAGCTTTCGAGCAGATAGTAATTGTTATCTTGAGACATCCCAAGGACAACAATTGCATGGCGACAGCGACCTGTTGCGGTGTGAGTGGGATCGCACGCAATAACAACGTCGAGTTTTCTATAGTGTAGATCGGGTCGGATAATACCATTCTTAGCCTCATGCCGAATCATCAGGCTGCCTTCAGCAGAGTCGGAGACTTTGTAGAAGTCATACCAGTTTATATCCGATTCGTTGAACTCGGCATCCTCTGGGGCACAGGGATTATTTAAGTACTGGCAGCTAAAGAGGTAGTTACCGTAGCGTTCCTTAAGGGTCAGAAGCTTTTCTACCGACCATTCCTCTGGAAATATCGGGGTGTCGATTGGATGGGCAGGGCAGCAGCCCCCCATCGCCGAGTGGGACTGGATATTAAAATGCTCATGCTCCCGGATGTGGGAGTTGAGGTCCCGATATCCCCACCGATTCCCAATAACGAGTTCGTCGCCTTCGTGATCGGCATCTGTACTGTCGTAAAGAGAGGAGACCAGCTTGTGGTACTCGATCGTCTTCTCCATCACCGAGACAGATTCAATTGCCTTCCTGCCAACAAGATCATCCTGGATAATCAGTCCGTTATAATGGCGAGACTGAGTAGCTCCACCAACTCCGATAAAGTCAAAGGTTCCTTCCCCGTGAGGTGGCGCTCCATCAGGAGGGCGAACCTGCAAGCTAAAGTCTGTCCACCTTTGATTTGGGCCCGGGAGGGTTTCCGGGAAGAGCGTCCGGTAGATGTCATTGGACTCATAATGCCGCCTGATCTTTGACCCGAGCTTTGCTGCATTTGTAATGTTCTCAGAGACCAGGAGATTTCTCTTGGTACAATCATGCATCCTCAGCATATGCCGGATGAACTCATCATCATAGCCGAGAGCCTGAAAGTCGTCAATGTCTCGTGTCGCCAGGGGTAGGACTCGCCACATCGGCATCCCCTCACCAGAGCAGGTGCTCTTGAAGTGATCACGAGGCATTTCAATCACGTCATGGAGGTGGTCGCATTCCATCGAACGACAGAATGGCAGGTGGAGACTTTCAGTCAAGCGCCTCCGCTTGAGGGCGATCTTGATAAAGTAGTAGAGAGAACCGAGCGAATTCAACCGATGCATCCTCAGCATGGTTACAGGGTCCATGTCTTGAGTGATCGGGATTGGCTCGAAGTATTTCACTCGCTGTGCTCGGCTAGCCTCTGGCTAAGCCTCTCCCTCTTCTTGCAGAACCATGGGAATAGGATTCGATGGAATAGATGGAATAGATGGGCGCTGCGCTTGGGCGATCACATCCGCCTTTCCATCACAGTCGCCCACCTCGTTCGCGGTAGAATCAAGACCTTCGCCAGAGACCGAAACGGAAGGATGGGATGAAGTCCTGATTTCTGCCACTACTTTATTTCCCTGAAGACTCAGATAGGCAATCACGTTCTCAGGAAGCTGGGGGCCTCCGCTTCGCGGATCATTATCGCCGAAGGCAGGTGCCTTCCCCTGCTCGGTCAGTGTCTTATTGGGGTCGAATTGGAGAATCGTTTTAGCCGCCACCAGTGCGGAGCGCAGGTCTCGCCTCTGGGTGACTCCCTCCACAAGTGCCCGGAGTGCGGCTGGAACTGCGGCGCGAGCCAAGTCTCGAATCTGTTCATCCTCACCAGCGAGTTGTTCGTCAATCTGGGTTAGGCGACCTTCCAGGAGGCCATCTTCGATTTCCTTATAGGTTGGGGTCTTAATCGCCAACGCCAGCGCCTGAGGTGTCAGCCCTACCATATCCGCAATCTTCTGATCCGACATCCGACCTGCAACGCGGTAGCGTGCGATCTGCTCGTACCTAATGATGGACTTTGTGTTAGGGGCTCCAGCAGGCCGACCGGCGCCACTTGGAATAGGAGAACCTGCGGCTGTCTGCCCCGATGGCTGCGAAGCAGTGGCAGGATTTATCGACGGGCTGGTCGGCTTGTCATAGGTCGGCATTACGGTAGAATCTCCCCAGCAAATACACTTTCGCTTACAAGAGACAGTGTAACTCCAATCTCTGCGAAGCGCAAGATAAATCTAAACGATAAACACGTTATGATTGTTGGGTTTGCAAATAGTGTGTCACAAAGTGTAACACAAACTTGGACGGAGGATTCTTCGCATCCAACCTACTCGCTCCGCTCGGAGCCTTCGGCTACTTCTGCCTACAAGCAATCACCTACGAAGTAGGATTTCTAAAAATGGCAAAAAATTATTTATGGGTGAAGAAGCACTAAATATCAAATTGAAATTTTAGGCCATGTCGATCCTGGCGGGGCTGTGATTCTCAAGTCTTTGACTTGGCGGTTGAGGTGGGAAGTAAATCATTCGATTGATTAAATCACCTGATAGGATATGATAAATCATATTGCGAAGTGGCCTTGCACGTTTGATTCCATTCTGTGTTAAGATTGGTAAAGGAACTTCAGTAACATTTCCACAGTTACTATTGGAAATAGAATATACAGGACATGCAATATGATTATTCATTCCTTTACTTTCAGTAACTTACGAGGAAATATGATTATCAGTGTATGATAAACTATATGTCATATACTATGGTAAGTAGTAAGTCCTTTAGAATCAATGGGATAGCTTGTGGAAATCGTTTGGAAGCTAGCTTGCTATATATAGTAGTGTAACAGTTCTACCTGCGCAGCACGCGCTCGACAATAACATCAAACGCGGCACAGAGTACGGGAGTACTCTAGAAAGTAGAGGATTCAAAATGACTATTGAAACTTCAGAACTGAACGGAATGCGCGATGCATTTGCGCTCGCATCGGAAGACGGGCAGAGAATCAATGCCAGTGACTCACGCGCGGTTGTCGTGGTCCTGAGCGAAGCGCAACATACCAAGCTTCTGAATATCCTAGAGCACGACCACGCTGGGAAGGAAAAGCACCTTGACGAATTGTGCGAGTCGATGATGGTGCAAGGGATCACGGCTCGCATTCGGTCGATCGAATACAGCGAGAAGACAAAAAAGAATGCGGAGCTAGCGCGGCTGGTCGCGGAATGCAGGAATCCAGAAGAACTAGCAAGCTTGCTCACCAAACTGAAGTCACGTTCCTAACTGCTTCGCATCTGATAGGATGCGCGGTTCTAGCAAGAGTCCCACCCTAACAAGGTGGGACGTTCTTTTGCTCAATTGTTCACGCTGTGAACGATTAATCAAGAGAATGTAAACAATAAGCTGAAGGGAATCTACGATTATGAATCGACCAATTCACATCACAGCATCGAAGGATAACGATGGGCGACTACGATATGCGGTTGCGCCGACCATTACTGCAAAGCATCGGGAGGCAGAACGGGGCTATGCTCGCCTGGCCCTCTACAATCTAATGGGAAGCACAACCGACCCTCTATCACCTCCTTTGCCGCTGGCTCCGCCTCGCAATGAGTGTGATTGCGTGAGCTGTCCGCCTCCAGCCCGCGTGCGATTGCAGGGCAACGGCGGATTGCAACCTTCCTCAGTTGTACCGAGACCGGTGCTGCGCACCCCCGCTAGGCAGGCTTCCAGCCTGTGCTCGCAATGGGTTCCCCCGCACTATCACAAGTTCTTCTGTGCCCACGACCGCTTCCGCGGGCTCCCTTGCCCTGCTTGCAGGCGCAGTGCGGGCGAGGCTCGTGAATGGTTGGAGGAGATGGACATTACCGTCTGAGGCGGAGGGATAGCGTGTCCGCTCACACACAGAGGCTAATGAGTGGATTGACTCATTATAAAGGACTTAGGAATTGTGAGTTAGTGCACGTACACACGCTCTGGGAGATATTCTTTTTTTATTTTCCACAGCTATGTATTTTATACTCTCCTTAGGGACTAAATATGCTATTCCATATATATATATGTATATATATATATTATATAATTAGACATATGGTAGATCCTACAAATTTATATCACACTACTTTACCATTCCTTCGGAATTGGTATCCTTCGGACCTTCGGAATTGGTAATAGTCAGAGACTAAACCGTAATTATGACACTTTTTGTCACTCCTCTAAGGGACACATAAAACAAAAAACGCGTATAGGAAGCTGTGTACGTTCGCACACTCACATATTCTATCTCTTTTAGATTCAATAGCTTAGTAAAATAGAGCGTGTTTGTTCTTTTACTTGACAAAACACGCTGTATCTTGCTAAACTGTTTCCAGCTTGCTTTTAGAAAGTCACTACCAATGAGCAGGAAATACAACCCGGATAAAGAGCGGTTTAATGTAAGGCCGAGATTAAGGGAATGGGAACCGGAGAGTCCGGTTTGTATGTGCGGGAGAAGTACGAGACCGACACACTGCCGACACTGTGGGTCTATATCGGTGAGGAAGAGAATTACCGACGTAATTAAAATCCCTTCCCTGACTAATGAGTTTGAGTATGTAGTATTCTCTTATCACTGCATTCTTTGCAAAAAAGACTTCTATGAGAATATCCCATGTTCTGCACCTAGAGTTGAAATAGGTAGTGGGATAGTCGGGAGAATGAGATGACTACCTTTTTCAACAGAAATCGGATTGAGGGCGAAGATTTTGTGCCACAAGAGCAGATTTGCTCTTGCAATCGGAGAACTTCCCCACCCCATTGCCGCAAGTGCGGCTCGGCATTTAAGTATGTAAGGCTGAGCGAGAGTAAGGTAATTACGATTCCCAGTCTTTCAAGTACCGAGCCTGAACGAAAGATTATCGTGAAACGGTTTGTTTGCCGTAACTGCGGCTCAGCTTATTTTGAAGACACCCCCTGCAATGCACCTGAGTTAGTCCACCTCCCATCTAGGGAGGAGCAAGCGGCAATACGCCGTAATATCAGGGAAAAGCTAGGTGGGTCTAAAAAGAGTAGTGTTTCATCTACCGGAAAAGATGTTCTGGATTTGGTGAGGCACCTACAAAAGCAATTTCCTGCCAATGAGAATCTAAAAAGAATGGCAGGCGAATCTGACCCAAAGCAATTAGCCGAATCGGCAGAGATTTCATCTATTCTTGATGACAAGCCGATTATATCACAGGAAGAACAGGAAGAGTTTGAGAAGTGGCAGAAAGGCGAATGAGCCGAAGGCTCAGAAAGGGGAATAACCAGATGAACCTACAATCTTTCAATCCCAACGTATCGGATTGGATCTCGCAGTTGTTCTGCTCCCATCCGCACGAATTTTGGTCTACCGAGACCACCCTCATCCGTAACTGCAACGGCAGCACCGCTGCTGTCCAACGGAGGGTTTTGGTCTGTAATCGGTGTGGGAAGATTCATCGTATCTCCCAAGAGTTCACCCTCCCTTCAGGAGTTTTCGCCAGAATCTCTACCGACCTTCGGTCGCAAGAGCATTGGAAGGAGCAAGAGGCCCAATATCGGGCAGTTGCGGCCTACACGGATGAGTTCTTACGCCAGTCGCAGCGGCAGGAGGAGAAGCAATGAAATGTGAAGCGTGTCAGGGTCGCGGAGCAGTTAGCACAATGGATGGCGACTTGTGCTGCACAGAATGCCTAGGGACAGGGAGTGCCAACCCAGCGCAGCGTGACGAATATGCACGGTGCAAGAAGTGTGGCGGGGCTCAAGGTTACGGCTCCGCAATGCAAGGCGGCGGATTATGCAATTGCCTTGACGTTCCAGCGCAGCCCACGAGCGATAACGACGAATTGCGTAGCGAGCAGTTAAGCCGTTGTGAGCACCGAATGCGAGAAGCTAACAGTCATGGCGAGTGGTGCAGGACATGTGGGGAGGTCCTAAGGGGAGTAAAACAGCCTACTATAGAGCAGCCGAAAGCGAAGATCAAACGGTACAGAGTAATGGTGATTGAACCGTTAAAGGAAGTCCAAGCCTACGAGCATCCCGAAGGCGCGTTCGTCCTCTACTCGGACCATATTGGCGAACTATATGAGGCTTATTTACTTGGCTGTGAAGATGAGTGCATACCTGAGCCAAAAACCTTTGAGCAGTTCAAGTCGTCATGGGGAGACAAAATGACTGAGGAATCAGAATTACCTATCGCAGAACGTCAGCCCAAGAGGAGGGGATGAAGATGGATTGCAATACGCAGAATCAACCGCAACGGTGCGATTGCCATAAATGCACTCAGGCTCGCTGGAAAATGTCACTGCAAGGCCAGATTATGAGCGCCGTGACGGTAACTAATACCCCTGCTGACCATTACTGTCTGTGCGGTGTAGATACCAACGTCAATACACAAGGTATTTGCCTAGGGTGCGGGAAACCAATATGGAGGAGGGGATAATGCCTGCGAAGGATTGCCCTACCTGTGGAGGAAGCGATGACTAGCGACACCCAGAAGGCGCGAGAGAAGTTATTCAAAGAGTTTTTCGAGAACGTGCAGGTCAACATCGGGCTGGAGCAGCAGGGCCACATTCCAACCGTAGAGAAGATGTTGGAAGATGGCATGTCGTGGGATGAGATCGGAAAGGCTATCGGATGGCACGGTCCTACAGCGAATCAGTGGTACATCGCGCATCTCCGCGCCCAAGCACAGAAGGACAAGGCAAAGATAGAGAGACTGACGAAAAAAGCCGATGATCGTGACAAGCTCATGCACGCTCTTGGATGGAAGGTGGAAGCTACTCTTGACGGCGTGATATTAGACGATGCTTCTGCATTACGCGGAGAGATGGTAAAGGCGCGACGTGAAGCGCAAAGCCGTGGCTCATATGACGAGATAGCCCAATGTTTTTGGGAAGAAAAATCAGAATGGGCCGTGAAATTGTGGAGATTGGCGCGGGGTGCCAACAAGCGCGCGGAGACTGCCGAGGCCGAGAAGTTAAGACGGCTGGTAGAAGCGTGGCAAGAAACCAATATCAGCTTTAAGTCGAATCTGCTGGACTGGTATCCAAAACTGCATTCGGCTCTGGACGAACTGAAGGAGCCTTGATTATCAAGGCTGCTAAGTCCTTTACAAGCAATAAGTTAAGGCTACGCCTTTTATATGATTTTTCATATTTCAAGCGTAGCTTTACTTTAATGCTTGACATCCTGCTTCGCAGGAGTTAGTATTAAGAATCTCCTCTATGGAGTGTAGTTAAACCCAGACTCCTTCGGAGTCTTAAAATAAGCCGAAGGCTTCCGCCGCGGCGGACCCGCTGATAAGCGGGAGAAAAGGAAAACCCAGATGTCTACTTACAACGATACACGAATCAACCTTCAGACCGTAGTATTCTCAACCGATGCATCCGGCGCAGCCGTTATCGAAGTTGATGAAAAGACCGGCGAGCAAGTGACCGAGCTTTTCGGAAAGGGGAACACCACCGAGAAGAAAGCGAACGCCACCATCGCTGAGTTCAAGACCAAAGGTCTGCCTGAGCCGGAGATTCTGAAAATCCAGACTTTCCAATACTCCGAGGTCGGCTCTTCGAGCGAGCTTGGTGCCCTGATCGCGGCCTACAACCCCGACCCTGAGCAGGCCGAGAAGGTCAAGATCGCCATTATCAATCGTGGCCTCGTGCTGGCGCAGCAGAACTTCGCGCGTGAATTCATGCTCGATTCGGATCAGGCCGGCGTTGAAGGAGTCTACGACCTGATGCTCGATGCCTCCAAACCTGGTGAAGGCCGTCGGAAGGCCGATCCTGCTTCCAAGGCTGTCAAGGCCCTCTCCGAGCTGCTCGGACAGAGCATCACCGCGGACGACCTGGCTGCTCTTCTGGCCAGCTTCAAGTCCTCGGCGGCAGTCTAGCCAACCTAGCCCCGCCGCTTCGCGGCCTTCGGCTACGATTCGCTGCGAAAGCGGCGGCTAACATAGTGGGAGACGGCGGAGTCCAAGGCCGCCGCCTTAAACGATACAATAAATACGTCCCACAAAGGAGAAACGCCATTCAGAAATGGGTGGCGTTTCTTTCCATTGCTCCTACGGAGCATCTGCCGAAGGCAGCTATTGATTTAATCGTTCACGTTGTGAACAATTAGCTGAATAGAAAGGAACCTGATAATGCCTCCCCAATCCAGCACCACTAAGATCTGGTGGGATACCACCGTCGATGCCTACCGAGTTGTAACCCCCTACCGGCCTCAGTTCGTAGAACTGCTAAAGCAGCTCTTGCCCGCCTCAGATCGGGCATGGGATGCGGCGAGCAAGACTTGGACTATTACCGAGAAGTTCCTACCTTCAGTCAAGGACCTGACCGAGAGAATCTTCGGTGGGACTGCCACTATCGTCTCGCGCCAGCAGGCGCAGGCAGCCCAGCAGCCCCCACCTCAGCGAGGTGGAGCAGCCACGCCGGTAGGGAAACTAATCGAAGAATGGTTCCAACTCCTCCCCTACTCTGCTGCACAGAAAGCCTATCGTTATGGAGCAATGGAATTGCACCCAGACAGAGGAGGCAGCATGGAAACCATGAGTAAATTCAATGCCCTCTGGCAGCAGATTGAGAAACTTCACTTTCTAAAAGAAAAATAAAACCAACAAGGATGGAGATATAAAAATGACCCAAATTGCTTACAAAATAACAACAGCGAGAAATACCACCTATAAAGAGACAAAGTGGGGTGAGGGAGTATTACACACTACCTCCGGAGA